ATTTCTTGTGCGATTGTAAGCGACTATACAAGTGGTAAATTTAATCTCTTGAAATGGGATCGACGAGAGGCTAAATACTATCCAATTAATTTCGATCTCTATCAGAAAGGATAACATGAGTGAAATAAATAAAATGATGTTAGAAGATTCTAAAGATCTTCTAGACAACGTAGAGGTAACTACTATTGCACAAGAATGTGTAAGATTAAAACAAAAAGAAGATGAACTTGTAAATTTAGAAGAACAAGTCAAAAATAAAAAAGAAGAAATAGACGAGATCAGTTCTCGTATTATACCAGAATTGTTAGCAGAACAGGGATTGTCAGCAATTAAATTAGCTGATGGTTCTAATGTATCTGTAAAAAAAGAATTTAGGTGCACTCTTCCAAAAGATGAAACGAAGAGAGAGCAAGCCTATAAATGGCTTCGTGACCAGGGGTTAGGAGATATTATTAAAAACAATATCTTTGTAACATTTGGAAAGGGAGAAGACGACAAGGCGAAACAATTGTTGAACCTTGCAGCTGAAAATGGATTTGATCCGCAACAGAAATCTGATGCGGCTTGGAATACATTGACGGCTCTATTTCAGGAGCGTGTTGAGTCCGGGCTCGACATGCCTTCTGATATCTTTAATACATGGATTAAAGATAAAACTAAAATAACCCGGAAATAATGGAGAAACAATAATGAGTAATGAAGTAATGAAAAAAGACACTGGATCACTTGCCTTGTTTGGTGATGATGCAGCTAAAGGTTTTGAGAACATGACACAAGACGATATGGCGTTGCCTTTTGTCAGAATCTTGGGACAGCTTTCACCGCAGGTAACTGATGGTGATGCAAAGTATATAGAAGGTGCCAAACCTGGCATGATCTATAATACTGTTACCAGCGAACTATACGATGGTAAGAAAGGTATCAAGGTTATTCCTTGTTACTACAAAAAAGATTACCCAGAGTGGTCGGATAGAGGGGACGGACCAGGTGCTCCAGTCGCAGTTCACCTACCGAACAGTCCGGTAATTGCAACAGGTAAGAGAGATGGCTCAAAGATTAGATTGCCTAACGGTAATTATCTTGAAGAGACAGCTTCTTACTACGTAATAATTAAGACAAAAACAGGGGGTTATACTCCTGCTTTGATTACAATGAAATCAACTCAATTAAATGTCAGTAAAAAATGGAATTCTATGATGAAAACCATACAAATACCTGATGGAAAAGGTGGATTTGCTATCCCACCTATGCATGGAGTTGTGTATAACCTAGCATCTACGCTACAAAAGAACGACAAAGGTTCTTGGTATGGATGGGTGGTTACACAAGACAGAATTATGGGACAGGACGACAAGACTTTGTATTTAAATGCAAAGGATTTTGCCGGTAATGTATCCAAAGGAAGCGTGCAAACAAAAGCAGATGTGGAAGAGACATCTTCTGATAGTACTCCGTACTAGAGGAAATATAGGGCGAAGGAAACTTCGCCCTTTACAAAGAAAGAAAAAATGATAATGCATAAATTTAAAACAATATTTTCAGGATTAGAAATCGCTTATGGACAATATCAACCCGGTGAGCGAGGCAGCAACGGAAAGCAACAAGGCAAAGCTTTTATTGTTCGTCAAGACGTCACCGATGAACTCTGGACAAATCACCTCGAAGGAAAAGGCCCAGCCTTGGGCATCATCCCCATTACGGAGAACAATGATTGTAGGTGGGGGTGTATTGATATTGACGAATATAACTTTGATCATACTAGCTTCATTAAAAGTATTAGGGATCTTAAATTACCTCTCATAGTCTGCCGTAGTAAATCAGGCGGAGCTCACGTATTTTTATTTACAAAAGAAAACATACCTGCATCTTTGATGCAATCAAAATTAAAAGAAATGTCTATCATACTTGGGTATGAAGGATCAGAAATATTTCCAAAACAAACAGAGATACTTGTGGAACGTGGGGACACAGGTAACTTTTTAAATTTACCCTACTACAATGATACGAAAGGACTACGATATGCGATTGATGATAACGGTAATGCTCTTACACTTGAGCAGTTTTATACTGCGTATGATAAGTTTAGTTGCACCAGAGGAGATGTTGAAGGAATTCGAGTTGCAGAAAAGAAACGAACAGAGGCCTTCCCCTTGGGACCGCCGTGTTTAAATAAACTAGCAGCAACAGGATTTGGACAAGGGTCCAGAAATAATGCTTTGTTTAACATAGCAGTATTTTATAAACAATCAGAACCAGATACATGGGAAGATAAAATAGTAGAAGCAAACTTAAAGTATATGGACCCACCTTTGAGTAATAACGAAGTACAACAGTTAATTAAATCTGTTAACAGAAAAGGTTATGATAAATATAGATGCAAGGATGCACCAATTAATTCTGTATGTCAATCAGGGTTATGTAGAACAAAAAGATTTGGTGTTGGATTTGGTGAAGAAGAAATGCCAGTCCTTGGAAGTTTAACAAAGTATACTTCTAATCCTCCGCAATGGTTTTTGAATGTAGACAAAACTAGAATAGAATTAAAATCAGAACAACTTTATAATCCAGGTATGTTTGCACTAGCATGTTTAGATCAAGCAAATAAAATTGTACCTGTACCAAAACCAAAAGATTGGAAACAACATTTTTTAAAACCAATGATGTCTAACTTACAAGAAGTAGAACCATTGGAATCTTTAGATCCTATCAATGAACTAACAGGACTCTTGCAAGACTGGACAACCAATAGACAATCAGCAAGAACTAAAGACGATATATTTAATAAACTACCATACACAGAAGATGGCTTTACATATTTTAGAATGGAAGACTTCTATGCATTCTTAAAAAAAAATAACTGGGACATGGATAAAATTAAAACAGGTAACTTAATTAAAAGACTAGAAGATATTTTTGTAGAAGAAACAAGATTAAGAGTTAAAACTCAACAACCAAGAGTAATTAAAATTAAAACAATGAAAAAAATTGATGCAAGTGTATCACCAGTTAAATATCAAGAGGAGGTATTTTAATGTCTAAACCAAAAACTTATGACAGAGATGTAGGAAAAAATTGGCATTTAAGATTTAGATTAATAATACAAGAGCTAACAGAAGAGTTAGAACTTACACAAGTACAGTTACAAATAGCAGAAAGGAAACTAAAAAAGTATGAAGACAATAATACTAGGGCCGCCAGGGACCGGAAAGACAACAACGTTGTTAAAATTAGTCGACGACTTTATACAAAATGGGATAAGACCTAAACAGATAGGTTACTTTTCATTTACAAAAAAGGCAGCAACAGAAGCAGCAGACAGAGCTGCAGATAAATTTGGTTTAGATAAAGAAAACGATCTACCATTTTTTAGAACTTTACATTCGTACGCATTTAATCAATTGGGTATGACAAAAGAAAAAATGATGAAGACAGAAGACTATAAAGAATTTGGACAGAAATGTGGCATACCTATTAAGACTGCAAAATATTCTACAGAAGATGGTACATTTAATTCAGACAATGAGTATCTTACAATTATAAATACAGCACGTGTAAAACGTATGGATTTACTTGAGTATTATGACTCTAGACAAAACATGTTAGACATAGAGCGAAATACATTGTATCTATTAGCTGAAGAGTTAAATAAATTTAAAAAAGAAAAAGGTTTGAGAGACTTTACGGATTTACTTGAAGAGTTTATTTTAAAAGATTCTATAAATAAGTTTGAAGTTTTATTTATAGATGAAGCGCAAGACTTGTCTCTTTTACAATGGGATATGGTAAGAAAAATCTGGTCTAGAGCAAACAAAACTTACATAGCAGGTGATGATGACCAGGCTATATTCAAGTGGGCTGGTGCAGATGTAGATCACTTTATAGCATTAAAAGAAGAAGTAGATGACATCAAGACCCTTGATCAATCATACAGAATACCAGGTGGTCCTATACATGAGCTATCACAAAATATTATAAGTAAAGTACAAAACAGATTTGACAAAGATTACAAACCTAGAGCAGCTGAAGGTATATTAAAAAGATATTCTGACGTGACACAAGTAGATATGTCAGAGGGTAATTGGTTGGTATTATCATCAGCAAACTATTTTTTAGATGATGTTAAAGAATTGTGTCAGATTCGTGGATGGTATTATCAATACAAAGGTATGAACTCTATACCACTTAAACTATTACTAGCACTTAATAACTGGGAAGCATGGCGTAAAGGTGGCATGCTCAACACATTAGAAATAAAAAACATATACGAATACTTGGGATCATATGTTATGCCTGGTTTTACAAAAGGTAAAACTCTACATGCTGATTCTAAATACAGTATCAAAGAATGTAAAGACAGTCATGGACTTATAACTGATAAGGTTTGGTACGAAGCTTTTGATGGACTAGATCCTATGACTGAAAACTATATTAGAAACATGAGAGCTAACGGAGAACAAATAAATAAAAACCCACGTATAAAAATGTCTACGATTCATGGTGCCAAAGGCGGTGAAGCGGACCAGGTGTTGTTAATGCAGGACCTGACCAATGCTGCGTTAGAAACTTTTAGTCATGATCCTGACGAATTACACAGGCTATTCTACACCGGAGCGACGCGCGCGAAGCGTGAATTGCATATTGTAGATCCTAAAAATTTTGAGAAAGCGTATTTAATATGAGAGAAGAAGCACAGTTTCTAGTAGATTTACAACACGAAAGTAACAAGATACCTGAAACTAATAAAAATTTTAATGGTGAATATATAGCAAGAATATATGGTGGTGGTTGTGTGCCTTACACACTTGTAGAAAAAGATGGTAGAGTTAGTAAAGGAACAATAGAAAAACTTGAAGTAAATGGAAAAGTAACTTTTCAAATTTTATATAGTAATGGAGTCAACTCTGGAAGAAAGTTTAATTCTTGTGGATTTGAAATAAGTAAATAATATGTGGGAAAATTTTCATCCAAAAACTTGTATATATTGTGGTGACATTTGGAGAATAGAGAATCATCATTACAAAGAATCAGTTGCTAATTCAGGAAGAAAAAGAAGCTTTACTAAAAAAAATACTCTTCCTACATGTAGAGAGTGCAATAACTTATTAGGTGCATCTAATCCAAGTTACATTGATTGTTGTTATTTTTTATACGAAAAAGTTTCTAATAAACATAAAAATTTATTAAGTATGCCTAATTGGACCATAGAAGAATTAAAAGAGTTATCTAAAAATTTAAGACGCAAAACTAAACTAGCTATGCGTAAAAAGAAAATACACATGGATAGATTACAACAACTACTAGAAAATGCACAAAGTACACTAACTTATAAAAGTGTAAAAGATATAGTTATATATGGAGGACAACTATGACAAATAAAGATTTATTTAAAGGTACAACATACGATAGTTTAGAAAAACAGGTTGGCGGGAAACACTATCGAAACATGAAAATTCAGCCAGCACATTTTATAAACGAAAACAAGTTGCTTTTTGCAGAAGGCAACGCTATAAAGTATATCTGTAGACATCAATCTAAAGGAAAAGAAGAGGACGTGAAGAAAGCAATACACTATTTAGAAATGATTATTGAAAGGGATTACTCATGAGAAGTACCCAAATTCCGTTGTTTACTCCTGAAACGGAATGGGTAATGCCGGACGGATTAAAAGATTTAAAAGGCTATAAAGAAATAGCAATTGACCTAGAAACAAATGATCCAAACTTATTAAGTCTTGGTTATGCTAACGTTGCAGGCGATGGCCATATAGTTGGTATAGCTGTAGCTGTTGATGGCTGGAAAGGTTATTACCCTGTTGCACATGAAGGTGGTGGTAACATGGATAAGAAATTAGTTTACTCTTGGTTACAAGATATACTTAATCAAACCGATACTACATTTATATTTCACAATGCAATGTATGATGTGTGTTGGTTACGTCGAGAAGGCATGACAATAAATGGCCACATTGTTGACACAATGATTGCAGCCAGTCTTATTGATGAAAACAGATTATCTTACAGATTAGATATACTAGCTAAACATTACGTAGGTTTAGGTAAAGATGAAAAAATTTTAATTGAAGCTGCTAAAGATTATGGTCTTGATCCTAAAAAAGATATGTGGAGATTGCCAGCGCTTTTTGTTGGACAGTACGCGGAACGTGATGCGGAGTCTACACTAAAACTTTGGCAAAGATTAAAAGTAGAATTATTAAGTCAAGAATTGATGGACGTGTTTAACCTGGAGACAAAATTGTTTCCATGTTTAGTTGATATGAGATTCAAAGGTGTAAGAGTTGATCTTGAGAAAGCAGACAATATTAAGAAAAATCTTATGAATCGTGAGGCTAAAATTGTTAGTAAAATCAAGGGTTTAACAGGAATTGAGGTAGAAATACATGCAGCACGAAGTATAGCAAAAGCTTTTGATAAATTAAAACTTCCGTATGATAGAACAGAAAAAAGTAATGAGCCAAGTTTTACAAAAAACTTTTTACAAAATCATCCACACGAATTACCAAAACTAATTGCAGATGCAAGAGAGATAAATAAAGCTCACACTACATTTATAGATTCTATTACAAAGCATGCACACAATGGTAGAATACATGCAGACATAAATCAAATTAGATCAGACCAAGGTGGAACTGTAACTGGTAGATTCTCAATGAGTAATCCAAACCTACAACAGATTCCAGCACGTCATCCTGAACTAGGTCCTTTAATTAGATCTATATTTATTCCAGAAGAAAAAACTATATGGGGATCATTTGACTACTCACAACAAGAACCAAGAATTTTAGTGCACTATGCAAAGTTACAAAATTTAGAAGGTGTTGATGAAATTGTAGAAGCATACAATCAAGGTGATGCAGACTTCCACCAGGTTGTTGCAGATATGGCAGGCATTGAACGTAAACAAGCTAAAACAATTAATCTTGGTTTGATGTATGGTATGGGTAAAAATAAATTGATGGCCGAATTGGGTCTAATGAAAGACTCTGCAGAAAAATTAATAAAACAATATCACAACAAAGCTCCATTTGTTAAACAACTTATGGACAATGTATCTCGTAAAGCAAACGATAGGGGTAAAATAAGAACGCTATTAGGCCGTGCGTGTCATTTCGATCTTTGGCAGCCGGTGCAATTTGGTGTATTTAAACCATTACCTTTAGAGTTAGCTAGAAAAGAATATGATGAGCCTCTAAAACGTGCGTTTACGTACAAAGCATTAAACAAATTAATACAAGGAAGTGCTGCAGATATGACTAAAAAAAGTATGGTAGCTTTATATGAAAATGGTATAATACCACATATACAAATTCACGATGAAGTGGATATCTCTGTTGAATCTCCAGAAAAAGCTGAACAAATAATAGAAATAATGGAGAGTGCAGTAGAGTTAAAAGTTCCAAACAAAGTGGATTATGAACAAGGAGATAATTGGGGCGATATTAAGTAATGGCTTTATTGAATGCAGACATACCACCCATTTATTGTAAAGTACGGAAGGAGTATCTTTATGACTTTAAAAAACATCAAGGAGAAAGTGACGAATGTGTTATCTTTGGCCTTACTAGTATGGCAGGTGCCGCTACATTATTTAACATTATGTTACCAAATGGTGCGGTCTTTTTTAGGTTGCCTATCGCAGCGTTTTTCCAAAAACATCTTGATAGAGAGCAAGTGCGAGATATGCAGGTTGACGAGCTTCAACTGTGGAATAGTTTCAGCTATTATCCTAGTGTGCATATGTTTAATTATCTAACATCACAACGCGGAAAATATTTCGGAAAAGATAAAAAAGAACATTTTGGAGAGTATCTCTTCACAATTGATTGGTGTCATCCTGAAAGTAATATTCTGGATACTGAACACAGTGAGATTCCTCATGAGCATAAGTGTGGACATGTGTTGGCTCTTGATAATGGCAATTATGCTATTCAGCCTAACAATAGGATCCTTTGGAATATTAGTAATTTTACCACTCGAGACGACATACCTGACTATAAGGTCCAAACTACAGAATGGAATGTCGAGAATAAGGGCTGGGTTACAGAGGATACTGACAAAATGTTCTACAAAATAGAAGATAAATAGTGTAATATATTTGGCTATGACAATAGAGGTAGCCAGGTATGAATTACAAATTCACAGCAATATTAATAATATTACTATGTCTTATGGCTATCTTTTTAGATCCGGGATACGTACCTAAATGATTGATAGATTTATATATAAATGTTTTGCAGGGCTAGATAAATTTTGTGAGCTTATAGACAAATTATTTACACCTAAAAGACAAAAGAAAAGAAAATGAGCAACAAACCTTTAAACATCGGAGAAGAGGCAAGGGTGCAGATGCCGATGAAGACGGTAGCATCGCTGATAGTGCTCGTAGCAATGGGCGTGCTCGGCTACACGGAGCTGACTTCGAGG